CATCAACCTTTACTGCTGAATCAGGAAAAGGTTATTTTTGTAATACTACTGGAGGATCTTTTGAAGTAGATTTACCTGCTGGTAGTGCAGGAGCAATAGTTTCAATACAAGATTATAATAATACATTTGATTCAAATAAATTAACAGTTGATCCTAATGGTAGTGAAAAAATTAATGGTGGAAGTGCTGGAGATCCTATTGATATAACCACAGAAGGTAGAGGAGTAACTTTTGTTTATGTAGATTCAACAGTTGGGTGGAGATCAGTTCAAGATAATGATTTTAGTAAAGTTGGAGAATCTTTTGTAGAAGCAACTGGAGGAAATGTTACCACAACTGTAGGTAATTTTAAAACTCATATTTTTACCAGTCCTGGTACTTTTACTGTATGTTCCGTAGGTTCTCCTACTAATAACACAATAGATTATTTGGTTGTAGCTGGTGGTGGCGGTGGTGGTAGAGATGATTATCCTTCTCCTAGAATTGGTGGCGGTGCAGGCGCTGGAGGTTTTAGATTATCTAATTCAGTAGGATGTATGCCTGCTTGTCTTATGTCACCTTTAATTAATCCAGCAGGACTACCAGTAACAGCAACAGGTTATCCAGTTACAGTAGGTGCTGGAGGAGCTAAAGGAGTTCCAGGAGGTTGTAATGATAGTGGACAAAGAGGAAGTAACTCAGTTTTTACAGGTTCATCAACTATAACATCTACAGGTGGTGGTGCAGGTGGAGGACATACTCCAAGCACAGATGGACCAGGTAGTCAAGGTCCAGGAGGTTCTGCTGGTGCATTTCAAGGTTATCCAGGTACAGGAAACTCTCCCCCTGTAAGTCCTCCTCAAGGCAATCCAGCAGGTCCTGGTGGAGCAGCACCAACATACGCTGGTGGCGGAGGCGGTGGAGCTGGTGCAGTAGGTGGCGCACAATCTGGAGGCACAGGTGGAAAAGGTGGTTTAGGAAGTTTTATAGGTGATACTTATATAGGTCCAACAGCACCTAGTTATGGAACTTCTGGACCAGTTTCAGACACAAGATATTTTGCAGGAGGCGGAGGTAGTTCTTCTTCTGGAGCAGCCCCTGATGGGGGTGGTGGTGGAGCTGCAAATGGCGGAGATGCAACAGTAAATACTGGTGGTGGTGGAGCTGGAGGCAGACATAATAGTGGAAATGGTGGTTCTGGTATAGTAATGATAAGGTATAAATTTCAATAGGTAAATTATGAGTGAAGTAAAAGTAAATAAAATTAGTCCAAGAACAGCATGTGGTACAACCACATTAGGAGATAGTGGAGATACATTCACAATTCCTGCTGGTGTAACAATTACAAACAATGGAACGCAGACAGGTTTTGGTAGAGAAGGATCAGTAAATTGGCAAACATCAATTAAAACTGCAACATTCACTGCTGCATCAGGAGAAGGTTATTTTTGTAATACTTCTGGTGGAGCATTTACAGTTAATTTACCAAGTTCACCTTCAGTTGGTGATATTGTAGCAATCAAAGATTATGGAAGTTCTTTTGCAACAAATAATTTAACAATTGGTAGAGGTGGATCTAATATGAATGGATCTGCAACAGATTTTGAAGCAGCTACAGATAATTTAAGTTTAACTTTAGTTTATGCTGATGCAACAAAGGGTTGGTTATCAGTTGAAGAAGGAACAGGTTTTATAGGAGAAAATTTTATGGAAGCTACAGGTGGAGCAATAACAACAAGTGGTAATTGTAAAATTCACACTTTTACAGGTCCAGGAACTTTTACTGTGTGTTCTGTAGCTACCACAGCAGCAAACAATGTAGTTTCATATGTAGTAGTCGCAGGTGGTGGAGGTGGTAAAAATGGTGGTGGTGGAGCTGGTGGATTTAGAGAATATAAATCTTCTGTAACACCATACACTGCAAGTCCTTTAGATGGTAATCCAGGTGGAACTGCAATAACAGTAACAGCACAAGGTTATCCAATAACAGTTGGTGGTGGAGGTGGTACAAGTACAAAAGGATCTAATTCTATTTTTTCAACAATAACATCAACAGGTGGTGGTTTAGGTGGTAATTTTTGTGGATCTCAACCAGGTGGAACTGGTGGATCTGGTGGTGGAGGTGGTGGAGGACCAAATCCAGGTAGTGGAGCTGCTCCAGGTGGAGCTGGTAATACTCCTCCAGTTAGTCCTTCTCAAGGATTTCCAGGAGGTAGTGGTTATCATGCTTGTGGATCACATTTTTCTGGTGGTGGTGGTGGAGGTGCAACTACTGCAGGAGCATCAAAACCATCAGGACCTGCACCTCAAACACCATTTGGTAATGGAGGAACAGGAGCAACAACTTCTATAAATGGATCTGCTACAGCGTTTGCTGGTGGTGGTGGCGCTCAATGTAATTATGGAACTGCTGGTACAGGAGGAACTGGTGGTGGTGGAAATGGTTCTGGTAATAATCCAGGTACAACTAACACAGGTGGTGGTGGTGGAGGATCTGGTTCTGGAGGTTCAGGTATAGTAATAATAAGATATAAATTTCAATAGTTGAATGATAATTAAAATTAATATATAAGGAGAAACATTATGGCACATTTTGCAAAATTAGGAGCTAATGGAAAAGTTATTCAAGTATTAACACTTGATAACAAAGATATGTTAAATGCTGATGGTGTAGAAGATGAAACAGTAGGTCAACAATATTTAGAGAAACACAACAATTGGGCTGCTCAAATGTGGATTCAAACTTCATACAATACATCAGCTAATAAACATAGTTCAGGCGACAACTCAAAAGCATTTAGAGGAAATTATGCAGGTATAGGTTATATTTGGGATGAAGATAATCAAATCTTTTGGTCTAAAAAACCTTATCCTTCTTGGGTAAAACATATTGCAACAGCTTCTTGGAAATCACCAATCGGAGATGCACCAGATTTAACTGCTGAAAAACAATCACAAAATGAAGCAGGTACACATAGATGGGGTTATAACTGGAACGAAGATGGACAATCTTGGGATCTAGTAGATTCAATGGCATAATTTTTTATGGGTGGTGGAATACAAAAAAAAATCTTATCAGAAGTACATTTAATTTATGGTGATGTTTCAATGCCAAAAGGTTTTGAAATAGACAGAGATAAATTATCTACAGATACTTTACAATCACAAATAACAAACAAAGATTTTCCATTCTCAAGAACTTGGGATATGTTAAATACATTTATAAGAGATCATGTAAATGTAGAATATAATATTAATTTAGTTAACAAAGAAACATGGGGAAACATTTATAAACCTAATGAAACTACTATCCCCTTGCTTAACATAGACCCTGTAGATTTAAGAAACTCACCTGATTATACTTGTTTGTATGGCACTAAAGTAGATAAATGTATGATTAAAATACATTATGAAGATAATAGAAGAAAAGGAAGAAGTTGGGATATAGAATTAAAAAATAATCAATTTATTATTTTTCCTTCTACTTGTATGTATTATTTAACTAACAATCAAAATAATAGTTTAAATTTTGTCCAAACAATAACTTATGAATATATCTAATTATTATTGGTACTTTAAATCTGCATTAACACCTAGATTTTGTGATGAAGTTATAAAATATGCTAAAGCACAAAAAGAAGTTATGGCTTTAACTGGTGGATATGGTGATAAAAAATTAAATAAAGAAGATGTTAAAAATTTACAAAGAAAAAGAAAATCTGATTTAGTCTGGCTTAATGATACTTGGATATATAAGGAACTTCATCCTTTTGTTCATGAAGCTAATAAAAATGCTGGTTGGAACTTTGATTGGGAAAGAAGCGAATCATGTCAATTTACAAAATATAAACTTAATCAATATTACGATTGGCATTGTGATAGTTGGGATAAACCTTATGAAAGAAAAGATATAAATCACCCTGAACATGGTCGTATAAGAAAATTATCAATGACTTGTCAATTAACAGATGGTTCAGAATATCAAGGTGGTGAATTAGAATTTGATTTTAGAAACTATGATCCACACATGAGAGATGAGTCAAAACACAGAATACAATGTAAAGAAATATTACCCAAAGGTTCTATTATTATATTTCCTAGCTTTGTATGGCATAGAGTCAAACCAGTAACAAAAGGAGTAAGGTATAGTTTAGTTGTTTGGCATCTAGGAAAACCATTTAGATAATATGTATATAAATAATTATTTTAACACAACAATATGGTCTGAACAAAAGCCAGAGTTTGTCAAATCATTAAACAAGGCTAGTAATAAATATATTAAGGAAGCTAGAAATAGAGAAAAAAAATATTTAAAAGAATATGGTGATTTTGGCACATCATATCATTCTACACCACTTACAGCAGATAATGATTTTTTAGATTTTAG